GGCGGCCACGACGTCGCCGCTGAAGTGCTGGGCGGGCGTCAGCCAGTAGTGCAGTTGCGGGTCGTTCAGGCTGGCCCGGAGCAGTTGTTTCTCGATCAGAGTAGGGAGGGGGGAGAAACCGGACAGGTGAACGGCGGGAAAATTGGCCCGAAAAGCCCGTCGTTACTGGAAAGTAGCCGAAAACACTGAAACTCTGATTTCTGGACGGCTGCGGGGAAAAAGTACGGGTAATTTTGGTGGAAACTGCGGGAAATAGCGTAGGGCGATACGGATATTCCCCCAGTTTGAAGACCGTTTAATTAGTCATCGAACCCGATTTAATACAGCCGTCAGGTGGTCCTCAATAACATCGGCCATCAAGCGCTGGTCAGAGGAAGGAAAACCGACCAGCTGGCGGGCCGGGATGCCGGGATGGGTCACCCGCTTCCTAAACAGACCACCGAAGGCCAGCGCCTTGGCCTTCTTCGGCGTGATGATGTAGGCGGCTCCCTTGGGGCCATAGGTGCCGGTGCCGAAGTGATGCCACACGGCCTTCTGATCGCTGAACCCGAGTTTCAACTCGGTCCCCTGCACCTGGTAATTGAAGCTCCCAAGCATGTCGCCGTGGTCGTAAAGGATTCGGCGCTTCTTCGCCTGTACCTTCTTGGCCGTGGCCAGGCTCATCTGGCCATTCTTGCGGAAGGAATCGTCCTGGGACTTCCAGACCGCCGAGCCGATAGTCATCGGCGACGCTTCCTTCCACTTCGTGCCGTCCGGGGCCAAGCCCTGGTCATGGCGCTCCTGATTCACCCGCAGCAGCGATTCGCCCAGGCTGCCCAGCATCTGCTGGGGCGTGGCGATTTCGAGGCGGACGGCTTCCATGGCCATGGCCAGGTGGTCGGCTTGAAATTCGATGGTGAATTGCATATGCTGTGTCCGTGGTTAGGTCAGACTGCGCTTAGGCGCTACTGCACAGTATCCGAGCCACAACTAACGCGGCCCCTGAAAAGGCCGCGTTTTTTATTTGCTGAATACCAGCCTGCCCGCCCGCTGTTTATCAAAGTACGCCTCGCGGGCGGCCTCGGTTTTCTGGGTTCCCATGAAGGCGGTGGAGCCTGTCCAGCCGGTTTTTCCCCACTCGAAGACCGCCACGCCGAATTCGTCCGTCCCTTCCACCTCGAAGGCCCGTAGATAGCGGCGCTTGAGACGCCACCGGCCCTTGTCGCCGTGGTCTTTCACCCATACCCACCAGATTTCGTCCGGTTCGATTACCGTCATGGCCAGCAGGTTGATGTACTCCAGGCGGGCGGCCTTGCCGGGCTTCGACAGCCACTTGAATTCCCCCGCGCCGTCCTGGAAAAGTGCCTTGGTGATGGCCAGCGTGCTGCCTGCGGCATCGGTGAAGGCTGCGCCTTCGTCCATGGTTGCACCGAAGACATCCAGGAAGTCCGCTACGGCCACTTCGGGGGCCGTGTTGGCTGGCAGCAGGGCACTTTTCGGCACCATGGTCGGCTTGGGCATCGGTGGCGGGGTGAAGCCAGTCGGCCAGGGCGTGCCGCGCTCTTTCAGCACCGCGTCGTAGCCTTGCAGGGGTGGCACCGTCTGCGGCTCCAGCCATGCCTTGCCAGGGTTGTAGGCGAAGCCGGGGTCGATGCCCTTCGGGGTGCGCACGGTGCGCGGGGCGCTGCCGTTCTTGCCCACCACACGCTCTTCCCATTCGATGGGCGGCGCTTCGTCAGGGCCGGTCTTGCCGTTCTTTTCCCATTCGCGGCTGGCCTCCAGGCGGGAGAGAGAATCGACCTTGCACTTGCAGCCCCAGCCGTTCTGCGGCATGTGGGTGTTCCACCACGGGTCATCGGCGGGCAGGATCAGGCCGTTCCACGCCTTGTGTTCAAGGCGCGGATGCTCAAAACTGGTGTGCCGGTAGCGCCAGTAGGGTCGCAGGTGCTTGACGGCCATCATCTGCTGGTAGCGGCCAGCGTTGTACGCCTGAGTGACGTTGGTGTCGTAGATGACCTTGCTGCGCCAGCCGGGGGTGCCGTTGTAGGCCCAGCCGTGCTTGGCCACGATCTCATCGAACTGCTTGCGGAAGGCCGGGTAGCCGGTGCCCGATTCCTTGGCCTGGCGGATGGCGTTGTAGAAGTCTTCCACCAGGGCGTCATGGGCGGCACCGGCCACCACAAAGCCGTGGCTGTGCTGCTCCTGCCAGATGTCCGTCCAGCCCGAGGAAGGCAGGCGGATTTTCTGCTTGAAGAAGTCGATGGCTTCAACGAACGGAAGCTGGGCAGGTGAGGCCGCCATTTTCAAGCCTCCAGAGCCAGCCGACCATCAGCACCACCGACGCCGCGATTAAGCTGGGCATCCCTACCGGCACGATGTCCGGCCTGCATGTCGCCGTAGTCGCGCTCACTGAGGTTTCGCCCTGCGTTGCGGTTGCGCCCCTGGAAGCTGGAAAGCTTGTGTTTGTGCTCCAAGTAGGCCGTGATCCGGGCCTGCGCCACTTCGCTGCCTGCGAAGCTTTCCACCAGATTGGTGGCCGTCATCACCCAGCCTTCGCAGAACAGATCAGCGCGGCGGGTGCGGGTGGTTGTACAGCGTTTCAGCGCCGTCTTGATGTAGTGCGCCCGTGCCCGCTTCACTTGGCGGAACAGCACCTCGAAGGCGTAGCGGGCAATTTCGCCGGAGGGCGCGGCCCCCACGAATACCCAGCGCCCGACCGGGTAATTGCAGGCCAGGAACACCGAGCAGTCAAAAGCGTTGGCCACGCGAGTAGCTAGGCCGCACTCCCAGCGGGAGGGCTTCTGCGCTGCTCCGGCGCGGGTGCCTTCCTCTTGGATGTCGGCGTGCTCGATGTCGAGGTCGGAGATGCCATGCGTCTGCATCAACTTCTGCGCCTGGCGCAGCGCTGCGGCAGCCTCATGTTCGTTGCTGGATTTCGCCAGCGCCAGGCACTTCTTGATCTTGTCGATGATCTTGTCGCGGTCGGCGTTCATTGGGCCTTCCCCTCAATCTCTACCTCCGACCGACCGGCCAGGTTCGCCGCCGCCATGCCCAGCGCCATGGCTTCCGCCCACTTCGGGTTGTTCGCCTTCAAGGCTTCGATCCCTGCCAGGGCTTCGTCGAAGTCGCCCGCCTCGGCGACGATGGCGGCAATCTGTTGAATGAGGGCCTGCTCATGTGGGGCGCACAGGGCGGCCAGCTGGGCGGCGTAGGGACCGGTGATGTCTTGCTCTCCGGCCTTGGCCAGCGCCGCCAACCGTACCAGGGCGGCATCGGCGGGTGAAGTGGTCGGCTTGCCAGAAGCCACCAGCAGCTTGGCCCCCTTGGCTGCGCGGGGAATCTGCATGGTCTGGTGCGCCCACTCCACGTCGATCTCCATGCCCACGTCGGCGGCCTTTACCAGGACATCCACCATCTTGGCCTGATCGACCGTTTCTTCGGTCTGGTAGCCGAAAGTCGGCAGCCGATCCGCCGGGAACATGCCGTTGATGATGGCGACCGGGCGCACCACCTGGCCGTTCATGGTCGGTTCGATCTGGCGGACATCGTGCAGCATGATTTCGCGCCGCACCTTGTCATGGATCGCCCCCAGGGCGTTGGTGCTGGTCTTGCCGTCGGCCTGGCTGGTCAGCGTCCCGCCCAGGATCGCCATGGACTGCTTGCGCTCCCAGTAGCCAACCGCGTTCAGGAAGTCATCGACCGTGCCGGTCTTCGTTGCCTGGATGAAGTCGATGGACATGGTGCTGGGGACTACGCCCGCGCCATCGTTGCCGATGTTGCGCACCGCTTTCAGCAGTTCGTCGCGCTGCTTGGGGGCGATGCCCGACGGATACTTGCCCAGGCGCAACGGCAGGCCGTACACCTCCAGGAAGCGCTGCATGTCTCGGACGTTGTAAGCCTTGTAGGCATACGTCCAGGCCAACACCCGGAATAGCGCGGCCTGTTCGATGTAGCCGGACTTCGCCCGGTGCTCATGCACCACCCAGCCCCATTCGCGCAGGGCCTCCGGCAGCCCCATCTTGAGGAACTGGACGGCCCCGGTGTCCCGATCCACCTGGAACATGCGCTGCGGCACCCAGTGGAGCGCCTGCGGCAGCCAGGTGCTGCCGGTCTTCCACTCGATCTCCAGGGCGGCGAAACCCTTGCCGATGGCGTCGGTGAGGTCGTACTGGGCGTCCTCGAAGCGCGGGATGTTGCGCAGCATGTCCGCCAGTTCCTCGGTGCGGTCGATTTCGGCCTGGCTGGCATCCTTGGGCGGGTGCAGCTGCCAGCCGAGGCCGGTCACCGCCCGGCGGCGCTTGGCCAGTTCGGCGAAGATGTGCGGGTCTTGCTCTTCGACCAGTTCAAACAGCGTCGCCTGGTCGGTGATGAAGCCCTGGTCGGCAGCGGCAAAAGCGGCGGCGAGCCGCGATGGGTCCAGGGTATTCACCGAGGCGTAGTTGAGGCTGTTGCCTTGGGTAGAACGGGCACCCGCCTGCAACTTGTCCAGCCCGGAGCGGGCCACCTTGGCCAGCGCGGCCTTGATCTCTTTAATCATCATCGTCCCAATCGTCAGAATGGCCGCTGGCGCGGCTGGTGCTGCGGCGGTCCCGGCGTGATGCCGCCGCCGACGTGTATTGCCATTCCCCCGCGAACTGGGTGGCGAGCTTCCAGAGCTTTTCCAGGGCGTCTGGGCCGTCGTCATGGTCGGCTTCCGGCCAGAACTTCAACTGCTCGTTCAGCACCCCGTGGGAGCGGTGGGTGCGAATCTTCCCGTTGGCCACGTGCGGTTGCAGGGAAATGATCCGCAAGTCCTTTTCCACGTTCTCCGGCATCGGAATGCCGGGGAAGGCGATGCCCAGCAGAGCCGCCCGCTTGAGCAGTTCGGTGTACATGAACTCCTGGAACTGCACGGTCTCCACGCCCCAGGCCAGGCACTGGTATTCGGCCTGTAGGTCGATGGCGCGGCTGATGATGAGGTCGGGCACTCGGCGGCAGATATCCGCCTCCACCACGTCTAGCACCATCGTGTTTCGGTTCAGGCCGCCGACCAGGATGGCCGACGGATCGCGCTTTTTGTTCTGCTTGCCCAGCGACGGGTCGATAGCCCCGAAGAAGAGCCAGTCGTTACGCCGATCCACCCAGAATTGCAGGGTCTTGAACGGGGCCGTGTCATCGTTGCCAGCCTCGTTCTGCTGCTCCTGGTTAAAGGCATCGTGGTCGGTCGCCCGCATGCACATCAGCCGGTACAGCGGACGAACATCCGGCCAGGACACCACGGCCCCGGCGTCCATGTCCGCCTTGTTCGCCTGGTAGAAGGCCAGCGCCTCGGCTTCGGCGGCTTCCTTGGCCTCTTCGTCATCGGCTCCGGCGGTGTAGATGCCTTCCCATTTGTCCCACAAGTCCATGCGGTCTGGCCATTGCATGATCGACTTGAAGACCTTGCGCCGCCATCCCGGCTTGCGTGAAACGCGGTTGATCGCGGCGTCGTAGTGCAGGCTGGTGCCTGGCCAGAACACGTCCATGCCACCGGCAGGCCCGGCCAGGCCGAGGACGGCTTTCAGCACGAAGTCCTGCACCTTGTCGCGCTGGCCCTTGTCCCGCACGTTGTCATCGTTTTCCAGATCGTCCAGGAAGATCAGGTCGGGCCGGTGCGGGCCGTGCTTCATGCCCCGGATTTTCTTGCCCGTACCGCCGATCCGCACCTTGCGATTGTTGGCCGTGACAATCGTCGTCGCCTGCCACACCCGACCGCGTCCGCAAGCCTCCGGGAAGTCCATCGCCAGGCGCGGGTTGGTGTCCAGTTCCGCCTTGATGCTCTCCAGCATTTCGGCGGCCTGTTCCTCGGTGTTCATGATGATGCCGATCATGTGCTTGCGGCCCGTGACGATGCACCACAAGCTGCCCAGCTGGGTCTCGTAGGTTGACTTGGCCTCACCCCGTGGAGCCTGATGCACTTCGCGGCCATCCGTGGGGCCGTCGATGACTTCCGGCAGGCGCTTGAAGATGAACTGTTGGAACAGCGAGAAAAAGGCGGTCGGGACGTAGTGCGGGAAGTAGGTGCGGCAGAAGAACTCGTAGTCATTCCAGGCCCGTTCCCGCCGCGCCTTGCTGGCCGCCGGGTCGGTGTCGAAAGCCTCGCACTCCAGTTCGATGGTGTTGCGGATTTCCTCGCCCAGCTTGGCCAGTTCTTCCTCGAACTCCCGCCAGTTGCGGACTTCCTTGATCGCCCGGTCGTTACCCGCCATAGCGCTTCCCCAGGGTGGCTCCGACCTCTTCAAAATGCGGTTGCAGCGCCTTCAAAGCGGCAGGATCGTGCAGGCGCAGGTGGTCGGCGATGGTCTTGAGCGTATCCAGGGCCACCGAGAGGCCGGAGAACTGCGGATTGAGCCGTGCAAACGACTTGCTGAACTTGGCGTAGGCATCGGCCAGCTGCGCCAGCAACGTCGCTTTGTCGGCGGCGGGAATCTTGGCTTCCTCCAGTTCGCGGGTAGTGGTGATGACCTGGCGGGCAAAATCTTCCACCAGCTGCTTGTTCAGGTCATCCATGCCCTGTTCGCTGATGCGGTAGGCGGCGCGGGCCGTATCCCAGTCGTCGCCCCTGGACTGCGCCTTCGCCTTCCAGTCCCGCGCCGTGTCGTAGCTCACGCCACAAGTGACGGCAGCGCCGTTCAAGGGCATGCCCTCGATATACAGCTGCCGTACCTTGTCGCGGGTTTCCTGAGAATGGGCCATCGGTCACATCCGCTTGATGAGTTCGACCGCAGCCGCAGCCAGCGCACCGCCGACACCGCCGCCCAGCGCCGAGAGCTTGGCCGTCTTCTCGATCAGGCGCTTGTCTTCGGCTTCCAGGTTGCTGACGCGGGTGCCCAGGCTGTCGATACGCTTGCCGACGCTGGTTTCCAGGTTGTCGATACGCTGGCCCAGGCTGTCTTCGATACGGTCCATGCGCTCGGACTGCGCCAACTCCATGCGGCGGATATCGGACTTGATGTCTTCGATCCGGGCCGTCAGGCCCTGATGCATGGCCTGCACAGCGCCGGTCAGCTGGCCGATGCTGTGCATGATCTGAGAATTGTCGCGGCGGTCGCTTTCGTCTTGAGCCATTACTGCTCCCCTTGTTGTTTTCGATCTGCAATGACGACCGCCTGGCAGGCAGTCAGTTGATGGACTACTTCGTCGGCTTCGCTGGCGAGTCCGACAAGAAATTCAGAAGCCTGGACAGAAAGTTCGGCTCGCGTTTCACCATCACGTCCGACGGTGCCGGGGCCAGGCGCGGCGGTTCCACTTCCACCGGCTCCATCGGGGCAGGCAACGGGGATGCGCAGGCGCAGAGCGCCAGAGCGCAGATCAGCAACAGCGCGGTCCTTTGCAGCTTTTTCATGCTTCAAATCCTCTTGGTATTTGGCCGATGCGGCGGCCATGTCCTGGGCGTGCTCGCGCTCCCTGGCGCGGGCCTGGTCTTCCAGTTCCTTGATGCGATCGTTGGCCTTGGTCAGGGCGGTGTTTTCGCGGCCCAGCCATGCCGTCCGCTCGGCTTTTTCGCCCAGCCCGAACTGCTGCTGGCCGTAGGCGTAGATGGCGGCCACTACGGCGGCCACCAGAAGCACCGCGCCCAGCAACTTGGCCCACGGCGGAATGATGGGCAGCTTCATGCCGATACCCCACGGCCCCAGGCCAGATAGCGGGGCTGCAACAGGGTCAGGATGCGGCGGGGATAGCCCAGGTTCTCCGGGCAGAAGCCGGGGTGGCGGCGGGCCTTGCCGCAGGTGCTGTCCACCGTCTGCCGATCCAGCGCCGGGCGTACCGTGGCGGCCTCCTGCTGCCAGTGGCCCAGCCCGCCGTTGTAGGCCCGCAGGGCAGCCCACAGGCGGTCGAACTCAGAGGGGCCTCGCACCCGCTCAAACAGCCAGCGGTCGTAGCCCACCAGCGCCCGCATGGCCCATGTCGGGTTGGTCGGTTGGCACTCGGCAGCGCCCAGGCCGTTGGCCTCGCACCACCACCGCGCCGTGGCGGGCATGAACTGCGCCATGCCGACGGCACCGACGCGGGAAACGGCCTCGGGGTTCCAGCCGCTTTCCTGATGGATTTGGGCGGCGAAGGCCGCGACCGGGGCATCCAGGCCCCAGGCGGCATGGGCGGCGCGGGTCAGGTCGGCCCGGTGCTTGATCGCGGCACGGGGAACCTCCTGGGCATACGCCAGCAGCGGCAGCATGGCCAGCGACAGCAGCGCTGCGCAGACCACCAGCGCCCAGCGGACGGCAGAGCGATGGATGCGCATGTCAGGCCCCCAGGCCGATGGCCATCATGGCGCAGCCGACGATGATGGCCCGGCGCAGCATGGCCATGGCGAACACGAAGCCATCGCCATCGACCACCTCCCACGGGATCAGCTTGCAGTCGCCGTCCAGGTCGATGTCGCAGGCTTCCCCCTTGGGTTTGATCTTGACGATGAACGAATCGGGCCGGGCGTAGGGGAAGAGGGAGCGGTCAAGCCAGTACCCGGCCACCCCGGCCATGGTGACCAGGGAGAGCTTGTAGAGGCTGACAGGAAGCTGGTGCGGATAGAGCAGGCCGATGACGGCCAGCAGCAGGACGGTGGCAATCAGCCACCCGAAAAGGCGGGGTTGTTTCATGGCGTAATCTCCGGTTGTTCATGCGATATGACAACCGGAGATTACGCGGGCGCGCGAGGCGCGATTAGGCGTGAAACGTTTCCAGGGGGCTACGCCTGGGGTGGTTCAAATTCGGCGGCTTTTGACCGAATCTTTGCCGCGATGATGGCGTCCTGGTCTGTGTTCCTGAACCACCCCGCCAATGATCGCAGCATCCTGTGGGCGGTTTGACTGGTCTTGTAGATATCACCTTGTGTCAGGGTTCCCGCTCCGAACCCAAGGGGATTGAATGTTGCCTCGATATGCTGCCGCTCTGCATCGGTGAAGGCGGTTAGCCACCAGTCTTCCAGGTTGTAATAGCCGATCAGGCCATTGACCCGCTTGCTCATGTCCATAGTTCCCAAGAACAAGGCCGCTACTTGCGTCTTGGCGTTTCCAGTGCATCAACCAATGCCCGGCAGGCCGTGTACTCTTGCCCGCCGAGATAGGCTTGCTGCACCAATCCGTTCAGGTCGGCGACCGTTCCATTTGGTCTGGTAACGGCCATCTGCGACTGCCAAACATCCCTTGCTGCATAGGCAGCCTTGACGCATGGGCCGAACTCCCCAAGCGGGTCACCAAAGAGCCTTTCAGCTTTGGAGACAACGGCGGCAAGCTGCTTCCCGCGCTGCGGGAAAGTGTCGGCAGGCTTGAGCAATGCGCCCGTGTTGCCCTCCATCGCGCTCTTGATCTCCTGACGCATGGCATCGGCATCGGAAAACTTCGGCGCGGCATACAGGCTAGATGAGAGCGCAAGAGCGACTAGAGCGACAAGCTGTTTCCTCATTCCTTTTTCCCTTCGCTGCTATCCAGTCCAGACAAAGCGGCCAATGCCCGCAGAGCCGAATCGCGTGAAGCATTGGTCTTGAAGGCTCGGCAATTTCTCAAGAAGGCGAGTTCAGTGGGGGTGCTGGCCACGTTTTCGAGCCTGATTCCGGTAATCACGTATGCCACGTCGACGCCGAATGCAGCTACAGCAGCAAGGTAGTTCGCCTTTGGCTGCGTCTTGTTCTTCTCGTAGTCGATTTGCGTCTTCTTGGTTGTTCCAGCCGCATCAGCCAAGGATGTTTGGCTGAGTTTCAGACGCTCTCGCTCCTCTTTTAACCTGTCCCCAATGGTCACTAAATTCTCCCCCAAAATCGTATTGACAGGTAACGAAACTGTTACCATAATGGAACCCATTGACAGTCACTAACAGGAGTATGACGGCATGGAAGCAGCAGTCAATAGGAACGCCGTGCTGCACGCGCTGCACCAGCGCGGCACGAACCTCAAGGAATGGTGCGACAAGGAAGGTTACGGCTACCGCAACGCCTCCAACGTCCTGCGTGGTATCAGCCGCGCCCATTTCGGCCAAGGCAAAGAGATCGCCGACAAGCTCAACGCGCTTGTGGCGACCGGGACCAAGAAATCCAAGTAAAGGAGATAGACATGCCTAAGAAAGCCAAGCCCGCAACAGACGACGCTATCGACCTCGGCATCATGGACGGCGCTGCTGCACCGACCCTCGCCGAAACGCTGTACGCAGGACGGATTGCCTCCGGCGATGCACCGATGCCGGAAGACGATTCGCCGTCTTTCACGCCGGGCACCCGCCAGGCATTGGCGACCATTCAGGACGAGGCCCAGGCAGCTTCTGGCGAGGTAATGGACAAGGCTTTGCCCGCCAGTGATGCCGAAGGCCGCGACCTCATCAATCAGTTACTCGGCCAGGCCCAAGCCGCCGATGCAATCCGACAAATTTCCCAAACGATTGGAGTTTCAAAGCTCGCATACGTCAAGGAAAACAAGCTATATCGCGGCTTGAGGGGAATGCCGGCACCAAACGCGTTTGGAGTTGTGCTCCAAGGAACGTGGGAAGAATTCTGTGGCCTGCTCGGCATGTCCGACGAAAAGGCCAATCAGGACATCGCCAACCTGCGGGCCTTCGGCGAAGAAGCCCTGGAAAGCATGTCGCGTGTTGGTATCGGCTACCGCGATCTCCGCCAGTTCCGCAAGCTGCCGCCCGACCAGCGGGAAGCCCTGGCCCTGATTGCCAAGACCGGCAACCGGGACGATCTGCTGGAAGCGGCCTACGACGCCATCGAGAAGGAACGCACCACCGCCCAGGAACTCCAGGTCAAGAACGCCGAACTGGCCGAAGACCTCAAGGCATCCGAGCGGCGGGCCAAGAACCTGGACGCCGAGTGCGAACGCAAGGATAGCCAGATCAAGCGCCTGAGCGAGGCCAAGAAGCGCACCACCGAATTCCTGCTGCGCACCGAGGAAATCCGCGAAGAGTGCATGGCCCTCCAGCTGGGGGCCGAACTCAACATCAACAGCCTGCAAAAGCTGTTTGAAGAGGTCCGCGCCGAAGACCCCAGCTTGCCCGAGTGGAAGCTCCAGATCGAACAAATCTGGGTCACCGCCCATGTGGTGGCCGCCCACGCCCTGGACATGGTGGAGCGGATGAAAGACAGCGTCAGGGACGGCGAAATGCCCGAGCGCATCATGGGTCAGCACATCCTCACGCCCGCCGAGGCCCAGCGCTGGCTGCTGGACTACCCCATGATCGAAAACCGCCACGCCGCCGACGCCGCCGCCCGCCAGGAAAAGCGCGACGCTGCCAAGCCCAAGGGGCCGGGCCGTCCGAAAGGCTCAACCAACAAGACCACTGCCGGGGAATAAGCCATGAAAGGGAGCGCAATGGTCAAGCGCATCGAGTCCGGTCAGGGGGCCGGTGGCGCGGTGGCGGTGATGCCGACGGCCCAGGTGTTGGCCCTGCGGGCACGCGACCCCTGGCGGGAAGCTACGGATCGCGCCCGGCAGGTCGCCACCTGGCGGGAAACCGTGGTGACCTACATCCGTGGCCTGACCGACGAAGGGGTCACGCAAAACAATGCCGTGGCACTGCTGCTGGAGCGGGCCGCCTCTGGTCGATTGCCTGCCCACTTCGCCGTCGCCCTGGCCGGGGCGGCCAAGGCTGGCCGCTCGGCTCCCTCCCGCTCGGCCATCTGCGAATGGTGCGCCCAGCACCGGGAGGGCGGCATTTCCTACCTGCTTCCTGACCACAAGGGCCGGGTGGTGGAAGCCGCTGGATGGTGGGGTCCGGCCCTGGAGTATTTCAACGCACCGAGCAAGCCGGACATGAGTGCGGTGCACCGCAAGCTGGTCGAGGTGGATGGCTTCGCCATCAGCTACGACCAGGTGCGCAACTACCTGACAGGAGTGCCCGCCATGCTCGGACGCAACAGCCCGGCCCGGATCGGCAAGAACCTCTACAAGCTCACCGAGAAAGCCTATATCCGCCGCTCCACCGAGAACGCCCTGCCCGGCGACGTGTATGTGGCTGACGGCTACCGCGCCGACGTGTATCTGGCCCATCCGGTGACCGGCGACATCTGGCGGCCAGAACTAACCGTGGCCATGGACATGCGCAGCCGCTTCCCGGTGCATTGGCGGGCGGATGAGCATGAAGGCACCTATGCAGTTCAGAACATGTGGGCGGAATGCTTCGCCAAGTGGAACCACGTGCCGCCCTTCCTCTACGTGGATAACGGCTCCGGCCACAAGAACCAGCTGATGAGCGACGACATGACGGGCTTCTACGCCCGCGCCGGCATCCAGCAGATCATCCACGCCATCCCCGGCAACCCGCACGGCAAAGGCTGGATCGAGCGCTTCTTCCGCAGCATGCGCGACGACTTCCTCAAGCTGTGGCACCCGGACCTGTACTGCGGTGACGACATGGCCCCGGAAGCGCTGAACCGCACCGTGGCGGACGTGAAGGCCGGGCGGCTGCAACTGCCCTCCTTGGCCGAGTTCGCCGACGCGTTCAACGCCTGGATCAACCGCTACGTCCATCGGCCCCACCCGGAAAACGAGCGGGTGACCCGCGCCGAACTGTGGGCGAAGCTGGTGCCGATCCCGCCCGCCGGAAACGTGACGGAACTCAAGCGCCAGGCCGTACTGCTGACGGTCAGCCGCGCCATGGTCAAGCACGGCAAGCGCTTCTACAAACACCCAGACCTGCATGCCTTCAACGGCCAGAAGCTGATGCTGGAGTATGACCTCATGGACAACACCGTCGGCGTCATGCGTACCCAGGAAGGCCGCTGGATTTGCGACGCCCACCTGGTCAGCGAGATCGACGCCATTGCGCCGAACCGCCTGGAAGAGAAGCGCCAGGCCCGCGCCGAGGACGCCATGAAGCGCCTGCAACGGAAGATGGACGAACAGAAGGCCCGCGCCGGGCTGGTCATCGACGCCGACGCCGTGGCCGACGGCGCGGTACTGGAAGGCACTGCCACCCGCCTGCTGGATGCCCCCAGCGGCGAAGAAATCAACCTGTTTGACGACATTTGACTAGGGGGAAAACCATGACCGAACAACAAACCGCGTGGCCCAGCCACTACACCAGCGCCGACGTGGCCATGATCGAGAAGGCCCGGCAGTGGATCGCCGACCGCGAATACACCCAGGCCGCCCTGGCCCGGCTGGCCCGCATTTCCAGCAGCAGCCTGAACCAGATCATCAAGGGCGTGTATGCCACCAGCCCCACCAAGATGCTGGCCGCCGTCGAGTCGGCCATGCGCCACGCCGACGAAACCAGCGGCCACATCATCGCCCCGGTGGAAACCAGCGTCTTCCGCCTGGCCAACATCGCCTGCGACATGGCCCGACGCTACCGCAACTTCGCGGTGCTGTCGGCCTTCGTCGGCACCGGCAAGACCTTCGCGGTCAAGCACTACGCGGCGACGCACCCGAACACCTACGTCATCGAAGCCACCCCGACGATGACCCCGCAGAGCCTCACCAAGCTGCTGGCCCGCATGGTGGTCGGCCTGGAGAAGGGCAGCATCGCCGACAAGTTCGACCAGGTGGTGGCCAGCCTCAAGAACACCGACAGCCTGATCATCGTGGATGAGGCCGAGACCCTGACGCCGCACCAGCTGCACACCATCCGCCGCATCCGCGACCTGGCGAACATCGGCATCGTGCTGTGCGGCACCGAACACCTGTCCGGCCTCATCAAGCCCCAGCACGGCCAATTCGACCAGATCAGGAGCCGAACCGGCTTCTGGCCGGAGACCGTGCGCCACATCACCGACGCCGACGCAGCCGCCCTGGTGCAGTCCGCCTTCGGGGCCGAAGAGGTGGCGGAAGAGGTCATCGCCCGCCTGTACGCCTACTGCAAGGGCAGCGCCCGGATGCTGGTCGAGGGCCTGATCGCCGGGATCAAGGAATTCCGCCGGGGCCGCGCCCTGGATGTGAAGCTGGTGGATGCGGTGGCCAAGCAGGCCCTGTGCCTCCAATCGGTTGCTTGAGGCTGCCATGGACAACGTCCTGCAACTGTCCTCCCAGCCCAAGGTGTTCAACACGGCTTTCCTGTTGCGCCTATCCGAGGCCAACCGCGCCGCACGCCAGTTGCGCCGCCTGGGCTGCCGGATCATCCGGCAGGCCATCGGCGACCGCGACAACGCCACCGAGATCGTTGTCGACCGAAATCCGCACCGCGTCCTCAACGGCTGCCCTGGGGTGCATGTCACCGTGGGCCGGGAGCACTGATGCGCACCCGCTGCCCGTCCTGCGGCGCGACCCTCTCCCTGGACGCCCTGGTGGCTCATGACGGGGCGCGGGAGGCCCTGGCCGCCGTGTTCAAGCTTTCCGGCCCCCTGGGCGCGGCGGTGGTGCGCTACCTGGCGCTGTTCCGCCCCGAGACGCGGGAACTGACCATGGACCGCGTGGGCCGCCTGTTGGGCGAAATCCTGCCGGACATCCAAGCCCAGCGCATCAGCCGCGACGGGCAGGTGTTCGAGGCCCCCGCCGATGCCTGGGTATGGGCCATCGAGCAGAGCCTTGCCGCCCGCGACGCGGGCCGCCTGAAAACGCCCCTCAAGTCCCACGGCTGGCTCTACGAGGTCATCAGCAGCTACCGCCCCCAGGCGGGCCAGGTAGTGGCCGAGGGAGCGCCGCGCCTGACCACCGGAAAGCAGCAGTCGCGCACCCTGTCCGGCATCACCGCCCTGGAGGATTTCAAGCGTGGTAGCTGACTGGCTCCGCTTCGAGATCGCCTCCGGCCTGCAAAAGCTGCTGGCCTTGCGGCTGATCGGCACCCCGCCCGAGGACGCCATCATCGGCACGGCGGAAGTCTGGCTGGAGGCCATCGGGAACTGCGGCGTCCAGTGGGTGGAACACCTTGACCGGGATCGGGTGCAGCGGGCCTTCCAGACGCTGTTCCGCATCTGCGACCGCTGGCCCGCGCCCAAGGTGTTCCTGGACAACCTGGGCAACCGCGACCCGCCCAAGGCGCTGCCCGAGCCTCCCATCACCCCGGAGGCAAGAGAACGAAACCGCGCCAGGCTGCGCGAAATCATGGGAAGCCTGGCCAGAAGCAAGCAAATGAGATAATGACCGGAGCAACAAGCAATGACGACTGAGAACGCAATTCCCGAGGGCTACCGCGCCGATGCCAAAGGCTGCCTGGTGCCCGAAACCATGATCAAGCCGATTGACCGCGCCCGTGATGAACTGGTGCAGGAACTGGCACGTCAGGCCAAAGTCGTCAGCGACGGCCTGCGCGACTTCAAGGCCAAGGTCTTCGCCGACATCAACGCCTTTGTCGATCTGTCCGCCGAGCAGTATGACGTGAAGCTGGGCGGCAAGAAGGGCAACCTGACCCTGTTCAGCTTCGACGGGGCCTTCAAGGTCCAGGTGGCCATCGCCGAGCACATGGTGTTTGACGAACGCCTCCAGGCCGCCAAGCACCTGATCGACGAATGCATCATCGACTGGAGCCAGGGCAGCCGCGACGAAATCAAGGTGCTGGTGCAGTCCGCCTTCCAGACCGACAAGGAAGGCAAGATCAACACCGGGCGGGTGCTGGCCCTGCGCCGCCTGGATATCCGCGATGAGAAGTGGCAGAAGGCCATGCAGGCCATCGGCGAAAGCCTCCAGGTGGTCGGCAGCAAGGAATACGTCCGCTTCTACGAGCGCATCGGCAACACCGACCAGTACCGGCCCATCAGCCTCGACGTGGCGGCGGTGTGACGTCATGATGCGCCCAGACATCCTGACCCGCAGCGGTCACTACTTCAACTTCACCGACCCGGCAGCCTCCCTGTTCGACATTGAGGACATTGCCCACGCGCTTTCCAATCTGTGCCGCTTCACTGGTCATGTGCGTGAGTTCTATTCGGTTGCGCAGCACTCTGTCTATGTGAGCATGACGGTGCCGCCAGAGGATGCGCTGGCTGGACTGCTGCACGATGCATCGGAAGCGTTCCTGGGCGATGTAGCAGCCCCGTTGAAAGCGCTGTTGCCCGACTATAAGGCACTCGAATCGGTGGTGGAGAAGGCAGTGCTGGAGCGCTTCGGTGTAACCACGCCGATGCCGCCGTCGGTAAAAGTGGCCGACATGCGCCTGCTCTCCACAGAGAAGCGCGACTTGATGCCGCCGCACTTCGATACATGGACCTGCGACGGTTATGAACCGCTGCGCGCTGTCATCTATCCGCTTCCTCCCACGGTGGCCCGTGAGTGCTTTCTCACCCGCTACCGCCAGATCGTGGAGGGGCGGCTATGAGCATGCCCGACATGATTAACGCCGGCTTTGAGATCGGTGCAGGCTTCGCGGTTCTGCATCACTGCTGGTGCCTGCACCGGGATAGAGAGGTTCGCGGTGTTTCGGTGCTGGCGGTGGCCTTTTTCACCCTGTGGGGTATCTGGAACGTCTTCTGGTATCCGTGGCTTAACCAGGTATTCAGCTTCGTTGCTGGCATCTTCGTTACGCTGGCCAATGTGCTCTATGCGAGCATGCTGAGTTACTACCGGAAGAAGGCTGTTCAGCCATGAGCGACCTTCTTACCCACCACCGCCAGCTGGTCGGCATCGCCAAGGGCTGGGCGCTCAAGAATCTGCCCGGCTGGTGCGATGAGACCCACCGCGACCTGCTGGCCCGCCATGGGGCCACGATGGTCGATGGCCGGGTGTCCGCCAGCACCCTGGCGGTTCCCCAACTGGGCGCGGTGCTGGATGACTACCAGCGCCGGGGCTGGCCTCGTACCAAGAAGGTGTTCAGCCAGGGCAAGGCGGCAGCCAAGCCGGTGCCACCCCGCATCGCGCACCTGGTGCGTTTGTGGGGCAACCTCGGCCAGGCGGGCAAGGTGGCCAAGGCCACCCGCCCGGCCTTGCTGGCCTTCTGCGCCCGCCAGGTGGGCCGAGAGGTGCCTGACCTGGACAGCCTGGACGTGGCCGAGTGCCAAAGCATCACCGAAGCCCTCAAGGGCTGGCTGGGGCGCGTGTAGCCATGGGACTGCCGCGCCACCGCCAAACCCTTCCTGTCGCGCCCGGCCTGGAGCGCGAGGACAGCTTTCCGGCTGTCGATGAGGAACTGCTCAAGACCCTGCCGCCGGTCCTGCGGGCCGTGGTGCGGGCCTTGGGCTTTGGACGGGCGCGGGAATGGCTGGCCGATCATGGTGGAGTCAATGTCAGCATCCCCACCTACCGCACCCAAGCGCTGGGTCTGGAGCCGGACGAACTGTCCCGCCTGCGGGTGACGCTGGCCCCGCACCTGGACGCAGCCGGGCGCTGCTGGATGCCGAAGGCCGACAAGCTCTTCATCCGAGTACGCGACGCTCAGATTCGTAAGGAACGGATGCACTCCAGCATCAACACGCTGGCCCGGCGGAACAGACTTTCCTCCCGCCAGATTCTCAACATCTGCCGGGAAGACGACGACAGGCAATTCGACCTGTTTTGAACCAAGTTTGGCCGATGTGCGGCAATCGCCATCGACTACGGCTTCACGAATGCCCTGTTTCGCATTTGAAAGCCATTTAAAAGCGCCTCGTAGACCGCTGGGTATAGGACGGCCCCACCGGGGCGTGAAAACGGCTTAAAACGCGTTTATGGAAGTCTTCCCAAGCCCGCCGGGTGGGAAATGTTTCCAGCGGTGATCGAACTCACCCCAACGGGAAAAATGCTCCTGAACTGCTTAGGAGCAAACCGTGCCCCAGAAGACCTCCACCAAAACCTCCATCGCCTCCCTGGCATTTGAGCTATTGCCGGGTGACGGAGGTATCCCCGTCGAAGCCCACTTGCTGCCCCCCGGCCCCTTCCGCGCCGTGGATGGCCGCCCTGGGACCATGGAAGGTGTTCATTGCCAGGACTGGCAACTGGACGCGGCCATCGCCGCCCGCGTGATTGCACGGGCCGCCGCCCAGAAGACCGACATCCTGATCGACTTCGAGCACCAAAGCCTGCGCACTGCCGAGAACGGCAAGCGGGCCGAAGCCGCCGGGTGGATTCCGCGCAGCATCGAGTGGCGCGAGGGCAAGGGCCTCTACGCCCTGAACATCAGCTGGGTCGGCGACACCCCCGACCTGATCGCCCAGAAGAAGTACCGCTACATCAGCGCGGTGTTCATGTTCGACCTCATTACCGGCGAAGTGCTGGAAATCATTTCCGTGGCACTCACCAACACCCCAGCCCTGGACGGGCTGGACGCCCTGGCCGACCTGGCCCGGAAGCATTCCGTTTTTTCAACCGAAGAGGAGGCCGATATGGCTGACGAGAAGCAAGTGGCCGCGCTCACTTCCGAGCGTGACGGCCTGAAAACCCAAGTGGTGTCGCTCACCGCCGAGCGCGATGGGCTGAAAACCCAGCTGGCCACCCTGACCGCCGAGCGCGACGCCCAGAAGACCAAGCTGGACACCATGGAGAAGGAAAAGGCCGACGCCGCCCTGGCTTCCGAGAAGGCCAAGCATGCCGAACTGCTGACGGCGGCCCTGAACGATGGCCGCCTGACTCCTGCCCAGAAAGCCTGGGCGGAAAAGCAGTCCCTGGCCGACCTCACCGAGTACCTGGAAGCCACCAATCCCCTGGCCGTCCTGAAAAAGCAGACCGACGGCAAGGATGGCGGCCACGGCCTCACCCAGGAAGAGCTGGACATGTGCAAGCGCATGGGCGTCACCCCCGAGGATTTCGCCAAGGCCAAGGGCAAGTAAGCCCCTAGCCGCAACCTTTCGGACAATCACAGGAGAAAACAATGGCAGCACTGACGCAAGCCCAGATCGACGCCCTCAAGACCACGCTGGTGGCCCGCTGGAACGCCGGTCTTAAACTGTCGCCCGACGACTGGAAGAAGATCGCCAAGCTGGTCAAGAGCAGCGGCAAGTCCAACACCTACGAATGGCTGAGCCAGTTCCCCGCCTTCCGCGAGTGGGTCGGCTCCCGCCTGCACAAGGTGTTCAAGGAAACCGCCTACACGGTGGTCAACCGCAAGTTCGAATCCACGGTGGACGTGCAGCGCACCGACATCGAGGACGATAACATCGGCCAGTACGGCACCCTCGCTGAATCCGCCGGGCAGTCGGCGACCGACCTCAAGAACGACCTGGTGTTCCAGGCGCTGTCCGCTGGCTTCGCCTCGGTCTGCTACGACGGCCAGTATTTCTTCGACACCGACCACCCGGTTTATCCGAACGAGGACGGCAGCGGCGTGGCCGCCAACGTCAGCAACATGCAGGCCGGTGCCGGTGCCCCCTGGGTTCTGCTCTGCACCAAGCGGGCCGCCTCGCCGATCTACCTCCAGGAGCGCATGAGCGCCGAGTTCGACAGCATCACCTCGGTGCAGAACGGCAACGTCTTCGACCTGGACGTGTACAGCTTCGGCGGTCGCTGGCGCGGTGAAGCCGCCTACGGCTTCTGGCAGTGCGCCTTCGGCTCCAAGGCCGCCCTCGATGCCGCCAACTTCAACGCCGCCTACGCCGCGATGATGAAGTTCACCGGCGACGGTGGCCGCAAGTTGGGCATCGTGCCGGACACCCTGGTCACCGGCCCGGACAACATGGCCGCCGCCGAGGCGCTGCTCAAGGCACAGCAAAACGCCGCCGGGGCCAGCAACACCAACTACAACAAGGTGCAGCTGATCGTCACGCCCTGGATGTAACCAACCCATACCACCCGAGCGCAGTAGCTACGCCCGGCGGGATTGCCCGCCGGGTGCGGCGGCCTCGGTAGGAGATCGACATGAAGAAACTGTATGTGCGGGTGCAGCCGAAGCAAGGCGCGGAGCGCTTCTTCCGCTGTGGTATCGAATTTCGCCAGGCATGGAAGGAAGTGGAGGTCGATGCCGCCACCGCTGCCCGCCTGGAAGCAGAGCAGATGCTGGAGGTGTCGGAAACCAAACCGGCGGAACTGGAGAACGAAGCGCCCAACGAAGCTGACCCTTCGGGCGACTCCACCGCTGTGCTGGGTTCCGGCACCCCGGCGGCTGCGCCGACTACCGGCGACACCGCAGCCAAGCTGAACGAGGCGCTGGGCGGCCAGACGGCCCCCGAAGACCCTGCCGTTCGCTTGGAGACCATCCGCGCCGCCATCGGCCAGCTGAACAAGGAAGATGCCGCCCTCTGGACGGTTGGCGGCAAGCCCAAGACCGAGGCCATCGCCGCTATCACCGGCTGGCCGGTGACCGCTGCCGAGCGTGATGCCGCCACGGCGGAAGGCGGGGCGCAGTAATGGCCTTCGCTTCCCGCTCTGACCTGCTGGCGCGGAGCAACGCCCGCCGCCTTGCCCAGCTGGCGGTTCCCGCCGACATGGACATGGTGCCGGACGAAGCTCTGCGGGCTGCCATAGCGGGGAGCGACCTGAGCGCGTTCAGTCAGGCCGAACAGGCCGCCCTGGCGCTGGCCCTGGAGGCCATCGACAAGGCCCTGGCCGACGCCGACGCGCTCATCCTTTCCTACGGCATCCCGGACACCGTCCAGACCACGCTGCTGGCCCGGCTGGCCTCCACCGTGGCGCTCTACTACCTGCAAGGTGCCGAGCGCATGACGGACGATGTCCGCAAGGCTTACGACGGCGTGATCGACACCTTGAAGGCGCACAGCCGGGGCGACCTTGACCTGGTGCCCGCCGCGCCCACCGATCCCGTGCTTTCCGATGACCTGGCCGTCATCGAAAGCCAGCCCCGGCGCTACCGCTCTTCCGGCGTGGATGAGGTGGGGCTGTGATTTCGCTCCGTCCCCTCATCGCCCGCCTGGAGAAGAAGCCCGCCGGGTTCGACGGCGTGTGGTTCCGCCAGGTCGCCGGGGCCGCCGAGTTCGCCCGCATCCGCCCCGAATCCTTGCCCCTTCCCGCCGCCTGGATCGTGCGGGCAGCGGACAAGGTGCAGCACGCCGGGGAGCGGGCCGAGAACGTGACGCTGGCGTTCGACGTGGTCATCGCCATCGAGAACGCCCGCACCCACGCCCAGGGCGAAACCGACGACGTGCTGCTCAAGTATCGCCAGGCGGTCAAGACCTTGCTGCTGGGCTGGGAGATTGAGCCGAACGTGCGCCCGCTCCAGTTCGCTGGGGGCCAGGTGCTGGAATACACCGACGGCGACCTCTACTGGCGCGACCGCTACGACTTCGAGGCCCTGATTACCAACTACCTGCCGGACCCGGCGCCCTTTGATCAACTCACCTATACGGGAGACAAGCTGTGACCATTACTTTTTCCGAAGTCCCCCAGGCGCTGCGCTATCCCGGCGCCTATATCGAGATCGACGGCAGCCAGGCCGGGCTGGGCGGTGACCTGCCCGTGGTGCTCCTGGTCGGCCAGAAGCTCCCGACCGGCACCGCCCCGGTCGGGGAGGTGGTACGCCTCTCCGGTATCGAGGACGCCAAGACCAAGGCTGGCCCCGGCTCCATGCTGGCGCAGATGGCCGCCCGTTACCGCAAGATCGACCAGACCTTCGACATCTTCATGCTGCCCTATGCCGACAACCCGGCGGGCGTGGCCGCGACCGGCACCATCACGGTGACCAGCCCCGCCACCGCCAGCGGCACCCTGGCCATCTACATTGCCCAGAAGCTCATCAGCGTGGGCGTCGCCATCGGCCAGACGGCGGCCCAGATCGCCACCGCCATCGCCCAGGCCATCACCGACGCCGGTATCGACATCCCGGTGACGGCTGCGGCTGCTGGTGCCGTGGTGACGCTGACCGCCCGCCACAAGGGCACCTGCGGCAACGCCATCGACCTGCGCCTGAACCTCTACGGCGAGGACACCCCGGAGGGCCTGGTGCTGGCCCTGGTGGCCATGTCCGGCGGCGCTGGCGACCCCGCGCCCGGCGACCTGGCCGCCCAGATCGGCCAGCGCTGGTTCCGCTACGTGGTGCTGGGTATCAACGATGCCGCCACCCTGGCCGCCTGGCATACCGAGAGCCAGCGGCGCTATGCGGTGCCGGTTCAGGCCGGGTTCCGCGCCTTCACCGCCTTCCGTGGCGACTACGCGGCGGCGGCTGGCTTCGGCGAGACCAAGAACTACGAGCACATCAGCGACGTGTGGCTGGGCATTAACCCGCACACCACCTGGGAGGCGGCTGCCACCCTGGCCGCCGCTGCTGCGCCGCGCCTCTACAACAACCCGGTCATTTCCCTCGAAGGGACGCCGCTGCCCGGCCTGAAAGCGGATGTGGGCTACAACGATTTCACCAACGGCAACAGCCTGCTGTTCAAGGGCATGTCCCTGATGGAAGTCGGCAAGGATGGCTCCTGCTACATCAAGCGCCTGATTTCCATGTACCAGTACCGCTCCGACGGCAGCGCCGACGACGCCTACCTGGACATCAACGTGGCCGAGGTGATGGAGCGCATCCGTTACGAGCAGCGCATCGGGGCCATCCAGAAGTTCCGGGGCACGGTGGCGGCCAAGACCGATGAGGGCTACCGCCCCGGCCTCCCCATCACCACCGAGGACGGCGTCAAGGCTTACCTGCTGTCCCTGTACAAGAACGTGCTGATGGCGGAATACGGCTGGGTGCAGGCGTACAGCTACTACAAGGGCACCCTGTTCGTGGAGCAAGACCCGGACAACCCGAGCCGCTTCAACTTCCGGGATGACCCGGTGGTGAACTCGCCGTTCTACATCCTGGCGGGCCGCTCCAGCTTCCGCAAGGCCGTGCCTGCGTACTAAGCAGCGCACTGATCCCAAACCTGATTTGAAAGGGCTTTACCCATGGCACAAATCAATAACATCCGCACCGTGTCGGTGCCCTCCATCGGCAAGCTGCCGCTGGCGGAAAAGCCCGGCACCTTCACCCCGAGCGGGGTCAAGCGCGAACACAAGGGGGGCCGCCTGCCGGAAGACGGCGGCTTCACCGAGTCCGGCGTTCCGGCCAAGCTGGAACTGAACATCAACCTGCTGGGCGGGGTGGACATCATTGCCCTCAACGCCATCAAGGATGAGGACGTGACGGTGCGCCTGGCCGATGGCCACGTGCATATGATGAGCATGGCTTTTGTCACCGAGCCGGTCCCGGTCGGCGACGGCGAGAGCAAGCTCACCATCATGTCCAACACCTCCGAGCAGATTTCCTAAGAGGCAACCATGGAAAACATCGAACGGGAAATCCAGGCCAAGGGCCTGACCGCGCCCCGCGTCACTCCCCAGCGGATCGAAGAGGTCATCGTCGGCGAGGCATACCACGTCTTCCCCGGCACCACCCTGACGGTCTGCTGCCTGACGCTGGCCAACGGCTTCAACGTGGTGGGCGAAAGCGCCTGCGCCAGCCCCGAGAACTTTGACGAAGCCCTGGGCCGCAAGATCGCCAGGGACAACGCCAAGGGCAAAATCTGGGCGCTGGAAGGCTACGCCCTCCGCAATACCCTGCAAGCAACCGCCTAAGAGGACACCATGGCCAAGCTCTCCCTCAAACACCCGCTGACCTTCGGCAAGAAGACCATCGACTCCCTGACCTTCCGCGACCACACCACCGCCGGGGACTACCTGGCGTTCGACCAGCGCGGCGGCGTGGCCCAGCGGATCGCGCTGATTGCCAGCCTGACCGGCACTGACGAAAGCCTCATCCGCCAGCTGCGTGGCCCCGACTACCGGGCCGCCGAGAAGATCGCCGACGAACTCATCCAGGCGGATGAGGCCGAGGAAGGCGAGGACGCGATCCAAAAAAAGTAGTGCGCATCCTGACCGCCGTGGGGCTGCTAATGAACGTGATGCACCAGCCGCTCCCGGTGGTCGAAGCGCTCCCCTTGAGAAAGCTCTATGTCCTGGCCGAATTGGCCGCCGTGATGAGCGGCAGACAGTTCAGATAGGCCGAGCGTAACCAGCGGGAAACGTTTCACGCCTGCCCCATCCGGGCACCCCCCGATAAGCTCCAGATACCCCCCGGTTCTGGAGCTTTTCTTATGTCGTCGTCCGCCGTTGATGTTGAAGTCCGCCTCAAGATGAGGGACGGCGCGACGGCTGGCATCAAGGCCGTCTCGCAGACCGCACAGCAGGAAGCGGCCAAGACCGCGACCGCCACCGAGAAGGCAGCCCAGAAGGCCGCCGAGGCCACCCAGAAGAGCACCGCCCGGCAGCGCAGCAGCTACGAAAAGCTCTCCCAGGCCCGCGAGGTTCTGGGGGTACGCTCCGAGCGGGCCATCCAGCGCGAAATCCAGCAGACCGAAGCAGCCTACAACCGCCTCAAGGCATCCGGCACCCTGTCCTGGCAGCAGCAGGCCGCTGCCGCCGACAAGATGCGGCAGAAGGTGACCCAGCTCACCAACGAAATGGGCAAGCTGACCGCCGCCCAGAAAGCCTACGCCGGGGTCAAGTTCGCCGCCGCCGGGGTGGCTGGCACTGCCGCTGCCGCCTATACCCTAAAGGCCCCGGCGACGGCTGCCATGTCCTTCGATGAGCGCCTGGCGCACATGTCAAACACGGCCTTTGCCGAGCGCGACACGTCGGGCCGCAAGATCGGCATGCAGCAGCTGGAGAAGGCCATCAACAAGGCCGTCGGCAAGGGCGGCGGCGGAACACGGGAGCAGGCCGCCGAGGCGCTGGACACGCTGATCGCCTCCGGTGCGGTCGGTTCCCAGGACGCCATGAACATGCTGCCGCAGCTGATGCGGTTTTCCAGCGCATCCGGGGCCGACGCCACCCAGTTGGCGCAGATCGGCATCCGCGCCATGCAGACCTTCAAGGTAAAGGCCGGTGACCTGCCCAACCTGATGAACATGGCCCTGGCCGCTGGCCAGGCTGGTGGCTTCGAGTTGAAGGACATGGCCAAGTGGCTGCCGCAGCAGATGGCGGCGGCCACCATGTCCGGCATGTCGGGCCGTGCCGGGTTTGCCAAGCTGGCGGCGCTGAACCAGGCCGCTGCCATCACGGCGGGTACCAAGGATGAGGCCGGTAACAACGTGGTCAACCTCCTGGCCAAGATCAACTCCAGCGACACCGCCAACGATGCCAAGAAGCTGGGCATCAACCTGCCCAAGTATTTGCAGGAGCAGCGGGCCAAGGGGCTGGACTCCGTGGATGCCTTCGGGGCGCTGGTCGATAAGACCGTCGCCGGTCGGGCGGACTACCAGGCGCTGCAAAAGCAGCTGAAATCGGCCAAGACAGACGACGACAAGAAGGCCGCCCTGGAGAGCATGGCGACCATCGCCCAGGGCGCTGGCATCGGCAAGCTGATCCAAGACCGGCAGGCCATGATGGCCCTGCTGGGCATGATGAATAACCGGGAATACCTGCAAGAGGTGCTGGGCAAGGTCAAGGCCAACGATGTGGCCACGGGCGGGGCCGGGGACAAGAACTACGACCTGATCTCCGACACCAGCGCTTTCAAGATGCGCCAGGCGGAGCAGCAAAAGGAAATCGGCCAGAAGGCTGCCATGGACAGCTTGACCCCGGCCATCGGCAAGGCCGCCGAGGCATTCGCCGACCTGGCCAGCAAGCACCCGCTGCTGGTCGGCACCACCACGCTGGCCACCACCGCTCTCGGGGCGCTGGCCGGGGCCGCTGGCCTTGCCTCCGTGGCCATGGGCGGCAAGGGACTGCCCGGCGGCGGTGCGATTGGCAAGGCCGCAGCCTGGGCGACCGCCAGCAAGGTGGGACAGGGCGCGATGCGGGTGGCCAAGGTCGGCGGGATCGCGGGCGTCGCTTCCACCGTGGGCGGTTACGCCCTGGAGAAGGGCTTCGGCGAAGAGTCGGCCATCAGCCGCTACGGTTCCAGCGCCTTGAACGGCGCAGCCATCGGCGCGACGGTCGGCAGCATCGTGCCGGTCCTGGGCACGGGCGTAGGTGCTGCCATCGGCGGCGGCCTCGGTCTGGCCTGGGAGGGCATCAAAGACCTGTTGAAGCCCGCCGAGCAGAAGCCCGTCGACGTCAATGCCAAGATGACCGTGGGCCTGGCTCCCGGCCTGGTGCTGCAAGGCCAGTCCATGCAGGCCAGCGGCGGCAACGTGCAGATGAACACCGGCAACGTCTGGAACGGAGCGCCCTGATGTCCTGGACTGACCGCATGTCCCGCGCCTCGTTCAGGGGCTTCGAGTTCCTGACCGAAAGCCACGATGCCAAGGGTGGCCGCCGCCTGGTGGTGCATGAGTATCCCGGCGCGGAACAGCCGAGCACCCAGGATTTGGGCGGCAAGGCGTGGGACTGGAAGCTGAACGCCTACTTCATTGGCCCTGACTACGACCTGGAGCGCAACGGCTTCCTGGCCAAGCTGGCCGAGCCGGGCGCGGACTGGCTTACCCACCCCTGGCTGGGCCTGCTGTGGGTACGGGCGCACACCTGGTCGCTGCATGAGAGCACCGACAAGGGCGGTTACTGCACCATCGGCATCGAGTTCGTTCCCGGCGGCGAGACCGTGCAGCCGACTCCGGACATGGTGGACGTGGCCTTCGACCGCACCCGCAAGCTGGCGGATGCCGTGGAGGATGACTTCGACCTGGAGCCGATGAGCGCCGACGGCATGACGGCCTTCATCGCCGCTGTGCATCAGAAGCTGGAGGTGCTGCGCCAGGTGATTTCCCTGGCCACCTTGCCGCTCACCTGGGCGAACCAGATCAAGGGCCTGATCGCCGGGGTCAAGGGCGACCTGGCTACGCTGATGGGCATGCCCGCCGCCTACGCCTCGGCCTTCCGTGGCCTGGCCGATGCCCTGGGCGTCGGCGCAGACGACAGCGGCCTGGCCGACACCGACCGGCCCCGCGTGGTGTCCCGTATCGCCAGCGTGGCCACGGCCAGGAGCGCCGTTGCCCTCTCCGGTGTCGCCGCTACGGATGGCGCGGTGCGCCGCAATCTGCTGCGGGAAGAGGCCCTGCGCAGCCGCCTGCTGGTGACTTCCGCCGCCCAGGTGGCCATGGCCGACTATCGGGCCGAGGCCGACCGGGACGCGGCGCTGGCCAGCGTGGTATCGGCCATCGACACCCTGCTGCCCAGCCTGCCCGATCCGGTCTTCCAGGCAGCCGTGGCGGCCCGCACGTCCCTGATTGAGGCGCTGCTGGCCCAGGACTTGAAGCCCGCCACCTACCGCGACGTGACGGCTCCGCTGCCCGCTATCGTTCTGGCCCACCGGCTGGGGGTGGATGAGGCGGTCTTCCTAGCCCGCAATGCGGTGCGGCATCCGCTGTTCGTGAGGGGCCGGGTCTATGGATGAGGCACTGGCCGATATCCGTTTCGACGGCCTGCGCTACGGCTACTGGCAGAAGGTCGATATCCGGGAGTCGGTGGATGACCTGTGCGCCTCGGTGCGCATGGCCATCACCCGCCCCGGCACCGGGGATTCCCTGGGTCTGACGGCCAACACGGTAGCCGACGTGCTGATCGGCGACGGCCTAGTAACGAAGGTCCGCCCGGACAGCGTCCGCCGCCAGGTGGATGCCGACAGCCACACCATCTACATCGAGGCCCGTTCGCTGGGCCGGGAACTGGTGGATTGCCAGTATTCCAAGACCCTGTCCGGCCTCAAGCTGGGCGAGATCGTGAAGCGCATTTGCAGCACGTTCAAAGTGCCTGTGAAGATCGAGGCGGAAACCGCCGTGGTGCCCGATTTCTCCATGCAGTGCGAGCTACCGGCCAACGCCCTCATCAACGCGGTGCGGGCGGCCAACCTGCTGCTCTACCCGCTCCCGGACGGCGGCTTGGTGCTGACCAAGCCGACCGACGCCGCGCCCGTCGCCTCGCTGGAATACGGGGTGCACATCAAGCGCTATGAGGTGGTCGATGAGTTCAAGCTGCGCTTCTCCGACTACGTCATCAAGGGCTACGACTACGCCAGCGACGCGGCCTTGAAGGGCGCGGCCAAGGATGGCGGAATCAGCTTCTTCCGGCCCATGCATATCGTCGCCGACCGGCATGGCCATGGCCTGGGCGGCTGCGACCGCCGGGCCAACCTGGAGCGCAACCGGCGGCTGGCCCGCGCCCATCGCATCGAACTGGAGGTGCCGGGCTGGCGCTACCAGGATGAGGACGGCAACTGGCAGCTGTGGGCTATCAATACCCAGGTGCGGGTCATCATCCCCGAAGAGGGCATCGACGACGTGTTCCTGATCGGCGAGCGAACCTTCCGCCTGGATGACAAGGGCGGCAGCGTGACGCTGTTGCAGGTCATGCACCGGAACGCCTTCATCGGCGAGGAAAAGAAGAAGTCCAAGCGCGGGGCCGGGGTGAAGGGGGGCCGGAAGTGATCGGCCAGATTTGGACCCGGCTCCAGCTGCTCTTCGCCCAAGGTGTCGGCTTGATGATCGGCGCGGACAAGGTGCAGGCGCGTGTCCTGGACGAAGAGCCGCTGCACAACCTCAACCGGGTGGAGCCTTACGGCTATTCGTACCGGCCCAAGCCTGGCTGCCAGACCTACCTGCTGTTCCCCAGCGGCGACCGCTCCTACGGCGTGGCCATCGTGATCGGGGACAAGCGCTACCAGATGGATCTGGTGGAGGGCGAAGTGGCCATCCATGACGACGAAGAGAACTGGGTGCACATCAAGCGGGGCGGGATCATTGAGGCCAAGGCCGCCACCAAGGTCATCGCCGACACGCCCTTGTTCGAGACGACGCAGGACGCCAAGATCGGCGGCAACCTGGTGGTGATGGGGCAGACGAACTCCAACGGCGGCTATTACGGCACGGACGGCGGCGCTGCCCAGATGCAGGGCGGCCTCCATGTCACCAACGATTTCACGGTGAACGGAAAGAACGTGAGCGACAGCCATACGCACCCGGTCGCTGGAAGCCATACCATGGGGGTGGATTGAGATGCTGAAACTGGTACAGACGGATTGGGGCCGATTCGACCTGGCGGTCGATGACCCGGCCCAGGCCGACGCCGACGCGGCAGCGGCCACGCTGGTTTTCGGTGTGCTCTACACCGATGCCGAGGCACCTGCCAGCCGGGTGGATGACCTTTTCGACCGGCGCGGCTGGTATGCCGACCCGGAGGCCGGGAGCGGCCTATGGCACGTCCGCCGCCAGCCGCTGAACAGCAACGCCAGGCTGGAGGCGCTGGCCATGGTGCGCACCGCTCTGACGGTGCGGGCACCGGCGCTGACCGATATCGAGGTTCAGGAAGTGACGCTACCGGAGCCTGCGGGAAACATTTCCAGCGTTTTCCTTGAAGTCGCGGGCTTCCACAATGGACGAAAGTTCATTGTGCGAGCCCCCTTGTGACCGCCTACGCCAGACCAAGCTACACCGACCTGAATGCCCGCATCGCTGCCGACCTGGCCGCGATGCCTGCCGTCTTGCGGGGGCCGCTGTCCGTGGCCTGGGCACGGTCCTGCCATGGCCAGCACGGCCACCTGGATTGGATCGACAAGCAGTGCTCCCCGCTGACCTGCGAACTGGAACGGCTCTACGACTGGGCCGCCCTCTACGGCGTTGATCGGCTGGGGGCTACTGCCTCTATCGGCCCGGCGCTGGCCACCGGCACCATCGGGACGCAGTTGCTGGCGGGAACCCAGCTGCGCGGCCCCAACGGGCTGGACTACACGGTGCAGGCCGCCGTGGTACTGGGGGCTGGCTCCACCTCCGTTTCTGTGCGCTGCGACACCACCGGCAGCGCGGGCAACCTGGCCGCCGGGCAGACCCTGACCCTGGTCGATCCCATCCCCGGCTGCTCCAACACCTTGACCATAGATGTCCCCGGCCTCACGGGCGGCGAAGAGGAAGAGGATGTCGATGACTGGCGCGTCCGGGTAGCCGACGAATGGCGAACGGTGGTCACCCGTGGGGCGCGTTCCGGCAAAGATGAGGACTACCGCTTCTGGGCCAAGAGCGCTCACCCCTCGGTCACCGGGGCCTTGATTCAACGGCACGTCCTGGGCATGGGCACGGTGGTGGTGCGCCCGATCTGCAACGGCCTGGCCGACCGGCTGCCGACGCAAGCCGTGCTGGACGCCGTGTCCGCCTACCTTCTGGGAATCGCCCCGGCGACCGCTGACTGGCGCGTCATCACCCCGGTAAAGCGGGCAGTGACTGTCTCCATTGACCTGCTGCCCGGCTTCGATACCGCCGAAAATCGGGCCGCTATCTCCAGCGCCGTCGGTGCCACCGTGCTGGCCGAGGAAAGCGAGACCTCCCTGCTGGCCATGGCCGAGATCGACGCCGCCGTGGCCACGGTCACCAGCCAGTACACCCGGCTTGCGCCTGTCGCCGATATCGCGGTGGCCGCTGGCGAGGTGCTGGTGCTTAACCCGATTGTCTGGGCATGAAGGTAACGGCCCATACCCCCCGCGAGTTCGCCGACGCCATCAAGGCCCTGCTGCCGCCAGGCGCGGCTTGGGAGTGGCCGGAAGGTGGTCTGGGCGATGGGATGCTGCTTGGAACTGCCGAGGAGCTTGCCCGCATCGAAGCCGCCGCCCAGGAAGTTCTGGACAACGCCATCGAGACCCACCGACCCAAGACCAGCAGCTGGCACATCAGCGAATACCAGCGCGTGGCGGAAGAGGCCCTGGGCGGGCTGGTCGAGACCATGCCGCGCCGACCCTTCGCCATTGGCAGCAAGGTGGGGCAGCGCCTGTGGAGCCAGGCCGCGCCGGACCTGACCTTTCCCATTGACCTGGTGCGGGTGGAACACCTGCTGGGGCCTGCCCGCGTGGGGAATGGAAATGGCAGCCGCATCGGAGACCGCCTGTGGGGCAGCCGTGGCCGCTACGTGCTGCGGGTGCGCTACTACCGCTCGGTGGTCAATCCGGCGGTGCTCTGGGAGGCCCTGTCGGCCTTCCAGCAATCCCACGTTTTCTTGTGGTTTGAAGATATTTCAGGAGTAGGAGGCAGCTATGCACCGAATTGATGGGGCCGGGCACGTAGATCACTTGTTCGTGGCCGAAGACCCGGCGACCTTGCGCCCGCCGACGGAGATTACGCCGGAGATCATGAACGCCTTCCAGGAAGAGCTGGCCTCGTTCATTGAGTGGGCGGGAATTGTCCTGGCCAAGGCTGATAACACCCAGTTGAAACAGGCCCTGGTGGCCAAGTTCGCCGGGCTTGATGTGGCTGCCACCAAGGCGGGAGTCCAAGGCCAGACCTATACGGCTTTCACCACTACCGGAGCAACCGGGGCTTTTGTCCTGACTCCCAACCCGGCTATCGCCGCCTACGCCGCTGGCCAGCGCTTCCGGTTCAAATTCCATGCAGCCGGAAATGGGGCGGATACCGTTGCCGTATCCGGCCTAGCTGCAAAGAACATAAAGCAGTACGACAGCACGGGGGCGAAGGTCGCCGCCGTCATCGTCGCAAACCAGTTGGCCGACGTCGAATACGACGGCGTAGACATGGTGTTGATTGACGCGCTGCCGCCGACAAAACCCGGAGTTCAAACGGTCACAAAACTGACCAGCGGGAGCGGCACTTACAACACTCCAGCTGGAGCACGTCAATTGATCGTGCGCATGGTCGGAGGCGGTGGTGGCGGGGG